ATTTCATAATCTGTAACACCCTTGAAAGTGGCAGCAAATACTGCAGCCCTAGCAAAAGCTTCTTGTGCATGTGTTTCTTCCTCCCAGAAATATCTATCTTTTAATGTATCTAAACTAAACTTATCTAGTTTTTTTTCTTTATCATAATTTATTTCAATACCTAGATAAGGTTTTTGTCCTACTTTATCTTCTACCATTTTTATCCTCTAATACTTTTAATAATCTTCTTTCGTACCACTCAGCTTTACGTAAGTCTTCTATACCATTCTTGTAACGAAATCTCCATCTATACTTCAACGAGTTACCACGTAGATATCCAACAAACTCTTCCTGAGATAGCATAGCTTCGATAGCATCGATGCATTCTATAGTACCTTGATTATAGTGTTCAGGATGATTTACTTTGTCTGCTTTTCTGCCATTCATTTGTAACCTCTATAACTTTAGGTGGTCTTGGTGTTTGTGTTAAATAAGTATATCCTCTTGAGTATTTAAATACTCTTAGACCTAATCCATCGTTAGCGTCTGAATGACATTCAAACTTATGTCTGCAATATACACACTCTTTAGGAAGTTTCATATTGCCAGAGCTTCCTTCTGGTTCTGGATTATAACATCTTTGAGGCGGTCTGTCAAGCTTTATTGCTTTCTTAACATCTCTTATTTTCTTTTTAATATTAGGCTTGTCAAACTCAGAAGGTCTAAATAAAGCTAACTCTCCAGTCTCTTTATTCATAGCTAAGAAGCCACCTTTCTTTGTACCTTCAGCTTCTTCGTAACCTGCAAGTTGTGGAAGATAGCCGAAGGTATCTTGCTCTGCTAACGTACCGTCTTTAAATTTCTTAAAGGCAAAGCCTGAAGCAGTCTTAATATCTACTACTTCTCCGTCTATAGTACAATCCATGTGTCCTTTAATACCAGATACAGATACTTCTTTCTGTTCGTTACCTACTTTATGCCCAGAAATTTTTACTAAGAATAGTAATACTTCTTCTAGTATGTGTCCATATAAAAATTTAATGAACACTGGAGCAGGTAAAGATTCAGTAGACTCGTTCTCTGATTTTAAATCATACCATAACTGTCTAGTAGGTTTTCCAATGTTAGACATTCTTAGCATGTCTGAACTTCTTGGTGATGGATTAGCCCAGTGATGTAGTACTTCTTTAATGCTTTCTCCTAGAGCATCTATATCCTCAGCACTAGCATCAAGAGGTTTACCTTCTCCTAAAACAGAAAGCTTAGAATAAATATCTTCTACTAAGTTATCTAAATTTTTCATATTGTTTCGATTATATTCTTAGCATCTTGTTTGCTAATCTTAAACCATTCTCCTTTTTTCTCTTCAGATTTTTTCTTTAATAGCTTATGTGCTTTTTTCTCAGCATCTTTTCTATCATTAAAAAATTTACTATAATGTAATTCATAATCTCTGAAAGGACTAGAGGTTTGATATTGTTTGCATCTATCTTTAGAATCAATAGCCATACCAACCTTTATCCAACCTTTCCAAGATGGATTGCTTATAATATATATGTCTCCACTTTCTTCTTTGTTATATAACATCTTAGCAATCTTACTAATAGCTTGTGGTTTCTTTACGCTACCGAAAACTAATTTAGTTAAGTTGCCTCCTTGCTGTAAGTATCCTTCAATAGTCCTAAACTTTCTTTTATAAAATACTAAACCTTCTTCATTTAGGTGGTGATTAATACCTCTCTTTCTCCAAGTAGTTCCATCGTACATTCTTCCGTCTGCTCTAATGTCTCCGTTCTTAGGTTTTATATTAATGTGTTTCACTCCAGTTGTCTCCTATCTTGTATTCGCCATCTAAAGGACAGCGAAGATTAAAATATTCTCCTGCTTCTTTTATAGCATCGATTGCACGAAGTCCTACAAAGTGTGCCTGAGATTCCCTCACTTCGACTTGCCATTCGTCATGTATATTCGCAACGAACTTATAGTCAACAGTATTTAATTTTAGTTTTGTATCTAGTAAAGATAATGCTTTCTTCATTACAATAGCACCTGCTCCTTGCAATAAAGTATTTAAAGCAGCATGAGTATTTCTAATGTAGAGCTTTCTACCGTCTATACCCTTGAGGTACTTCTTAGCCGATGCTCTCTGAACTCTATCTCTAAGAGATTTAAATTCTGGTTTATTATCAAAGAAATATTGTCTAGCTCTTTTGCCATCTGACGTATTTCCTCCGACCACTTTTCCAAGCTTTTCATCTCCTGCTCCGTACATAAGTGCATAGATGAATGTTTTTGCCTGATTTCTAGATTCAAGTCCTGCAGATTTTTGATTAGCTGTGTGTATGTCTCCATTAATGATTTCATTTATAAACTCCTTATCATCCATATAGTGTGCTAACATTCTTAACTCTAAGCCACTAGCATCTATACCTACTAATTTATTTCCTTCTTCTACTATCCAACAAGACCTACATTCTTTTCCGTAAGGACTAGAACTACTTGGTACTTGTGCCATGTTAGGATTCCTATGTGTCATCCTGCCAGTTATAGCTCCGTTAGGAATAACAAAGCCATGTACTCTACCGTCATCTTGTAATGCTTCTAGCCATGACTCTATCTGAGCTATTCTTTTTTGTAGTAACAAAAACCTAGCAATAAGATTAGCTTCATGTATGTGAGTTATCTCTGACAAAGTTTTCTCATCTACAATAGGCTGACCAGTAGGTGTAAATCTTTCAGGCTTCCAACCAAAGTCAGTTAAGTACTCACCAATCTGTTTACGACTACCAAGATTAAACTCTTGTAAAGTCTTTCTCATAAAAGGTTTGTAGTTAGAAGTGTTTAAACACCTTTCGTATTCATCAGCAGTAAGTCCTCTTTTAGAAAGAGTTCCGTCTTTCTTAACATAAGGTGTAACTAGTTTATCGTCTACCCACTTAGGCTGAAATGTTTCGTGAACTTCATCTTCAATAGACTGCATCTCTTGTCTAAGTTCTGCTAACAAAAGATTAGCACCCATCTCATTAAATTTGAATCCGTCTTTCTCTTGTCGTTTCATTATGTCAGCAACATCGTGTTCCAAACAAACTGATTCTTTAGAGAATCCTTTTGCTTCTTTCTTTAATTCTCTAAGAACTAAAGTATTAAGTTGCACATCACGGACACAATAGTTTAACATCTCTGCGGAATAGTTTTGATAGTCTTCAAACTCAATCTTTTTGAAACCTAATTTGTATCCCCACTTTTCCAATGAGTGTCCACCTTCACGAGTAGGATTAAATAATCTTGACAGTACTAATGTATCCAGAAGTTCTTTATCAGTTAAGTCTACATCAAAAAACTTTTTAATCATCGGTACATCAAAACCAATAATATTATGTCCTATTAATCTATCTGCCGATTGTAAAAGTTTTACACCGTCATCAAGTTTACTAGGCGGGAACTTAAATATTTCATTTGTGTCTACATCTTGAGCAACGATACACCAAACTTTAGTGGCTTTTAAATCGTCTGTCTCTATGTCAAATACTAAATCCATAATTAAAATCCATGCTCATCTTCGTTGACTTGTATGTCAGATATATCAACCTCTGATAATCTACCCGTATCTTTATCGTAAAGTAAATGAGAAGCCAGTCCTACATCTCCAGTATACCTAGATTTAAGTACTCTCATTCTTGTTGTTCTAGCTTCATCGATATCATCAGACTGTTGATTCCTTTCTAATGCTATAACACAATCAGATAATTGTCCAATACTATTTGAACCTCTCAAGTGTGAGAGAGAAACTTCAATACCATTCTCATGTCCTTTGTTACCATCGACTCTACGAAGGTGGGAAACTAAAACAATACCTGCTCCTGTTTCCTCTACTAAACTCCTAAGCTTTGTCATAATAGAGTCTATAGCTCTACGTTCATCGCCTTCATGGACAGCACTAACTAACATATGTAAGTGGTCAACGACTACCCATTTACATTCACAACCGATAATCATATATCTTAATTTAGAAAAGATATCATCAATATCATTTGTGCCAAAATGAGAATGCACCCATACTCTGTTTTTATTATCTCCGTCATAAAGAACATCGAAGAATTTATCCAGTTCTTCTCGGCTAAACTTCTCTCGTTCTTGGTCAATGTAAAGTCTAGCGTTAGCTTCGATAGATAGAATACCATCTATAGTTCTTCGCCAGTCTTCTTCAAGAGCAATCACTCCGACATTATCTGTAGTGTTCTTAATTAGATGATGTTCTAATTCTCTAGTTACAGATGACTTACCAAGTCCTGTACCACCTGTAAGAGTTACAAGTTCTCCTTGTCTGAGACCATAAAGTTTTTCATTAAGTCCTTCCCAAGGATATGGGATACTTGTTTTTCTTTCTCTGTTATGAAACTTATCTCTTTGTTCAGAGACATTTATAACACCAGATGGTGTATAGACTTTAGATGCCCACCAAGCTTCGACAAACTCTTTATGCTTATTGCTTCTAAGCATATCGTTAGGGTCTTTCCAACCGTTAGGTAAAGAAAGTATCTTAGCCTTACTAGGTTTAAACAGTCTAGCTACTTTTTGCGAAGCTTCTTTACCTGCTTTATCATTGTCAAATGCAACGATAACATTTTCAAAATCATCAAAGAATTCTAAGTTTTCTTTAATGTCTCTGACTGCTCCAGAAGCTCCGCTTTTGATAGACACGACAGCCCACTTACTACCCAGTAGTTCGTAAGCTGCCATAGCATCACACTCTCCTTCGGTAATAGTAATGTACTTACCACCTTTGAAAAGTTGTTGACCGAAAAGTCCAGTCTCTGCTTTAGTACCGTGCCAAAAGAATATCTTATCCTTGACACTCCTAGTCTTAGTAGCTGATATTTCATACCCATTATAGAATGGATACATATGTTTAATTACATTTCCCTGTAAATCATGGACAACTTTAACTCCATATTTCTGAGCAGTATCTTTAGATATTTTCCTATCAGTCAATGCTGAAAAAGAACCTACCTCAATATTGTCAGGTTGTTTAAACGTATTATCTTTTTGTACTTCCATATTTTTTCCTTCGCAACTTTCTTTATAGTTAGGCATGAATGTGTCGCAACTAAAACATTTAGCTGAACCATCTTCATTAACACCAACTGCGTCACTGCTGTCACAGACAGGACACGGTTGATGCACCTTATCCCAAGTGCTTGTCATATTAGCCCTCACTAATTATTATTTATCTTTAGTATCCTCTTCTATAGTTTTAGTTTCAGATACCTCCTTTGCTGGAGAGTCAGCCATAAGTGCTTCTTCACAGCTTTCTAAAAGCTTTTCAAGATTAGCTCTATGTGTAGCACTTGCAAAAGTAATAGCTTCCATTACAGTTTCAAGAGTTCCTACTTTAGAAATAATAACTCTAGCCTCGTTTTGCTTTGCTTCATCGGCTATCTCATCAACACTATAGATGTATTCTCCATCATCTTTTTTAATAGTAATAACCATATTAAAACTCCTCGTTATCTGCTGATTGCTCAGCGTATTCAACCAACTCTACAACTTTAACTGCAATCAATTCAGCAAAAGTTCCATAGTCATTTTTGTAAGGTTTAATTTTAACCTTAACCTTAGAGCCATTACCAAGTGCGACATCTATAGGATTGCCGTCATTGTCAATAAGCTTAGGTGCTTCATTGATACGACCTGCAACTTCTACTTTTCTACTGAAAGAAAAAGCAGGTTTATCAAACTTAGCTTGCCCACTTCTATCTCTAACTTGAGAGATACCTTTTGCTTCTAACTCAGAAGCTGTACTGTCATCAGTCAAAACTGTAATGACATACTTGTGAGGTTGAAACCTCGTGTTAGGTGTAGTGATGTGTGGATACATCGCCTCGCCTTCTACATACTCATACATATTTTTACTCCTATATATAAATTGTTTTAATTACTTCGCACATTGTACCACAAGTAGATTTAAATTGCAAGTCTTTTTTCATCTTTAAGTTGTGTACCTGTGTAAATAGTTCCTAAAGCTAGATAGAATGTTTCGACTCTGCCATTTTTATTTTTTGTTTTTAGCTCAAACCCATTGTATTCTAATACTTCGTGTTCGCCTGTTGATATCAGATGTTGCTTGAAAGACTCAAGTGAAGACCATCGTTTATTAAACATAGGTTCATCTTGTTTTTCCTGTATGGTATGCGGTCTCGCATTCAACGCATTTTTGATGTAGTCTAAAACAATCTTGTTGATATCGGCTCTGGTTACAGGTTTCTTCTTTCCGTGATACTTCTGTCCTAGATTAATTCTTTCTTCGTCTGTTAGTTCTATGCCTACATTAGTTTTCATTAGTTCTCCTTGTTTAAACGTATTGTTGTTTTTGTTTTTTTTATATCCCTCTTAAAAATTTTAGGCATTGTTTAGGAATATTTTAATGGGGTTTCCTAGTCCGAATTTAATCTTGTTTCCCAACCTTAATTTTGTGATAGTTTTTAGAAGGTCTATCAACTTCTCCTAGCTCGGTATTATAGTCTCTCTTTAGGAATTAGAGACTTGTCTTTTTGCAAGACATACTGACACGGATAGGAAGGTTTTATTGAGGGCTACCATGCCAATTAAAATATTTCATCAAGAGTAAATACATCGTTACCCTGTAAAGTTATGAAGTAACTGTCATTAACTTTAGTAACTTCATAACAAACTTTACTCTCGTAGCACTCCTCATAGTTATCGTAAAGATAATCTACAAACCTTTTGTACTCGTCTTCAGTAACTTGTTTTGTTGTTGAACAAAATATATCTTTCATAATTTTAGTCTCCATTATACCATACTTTTAATTAAATTGCAAGTGATTCTTTGTACTCTTTATCTGTTCGTTCATCAGCCCACAATCCTTCTTCTGAACCACAAGATAAACAAATGTTAGTTTTTGAATCGACATCTCTACTACCGCAACACATGCAACATAAAGGCATCTTTGCTATTGTTAACCAACTATTATTACGTTCCATATTTATACCTCCCTTTGTTTAAACGTTATTATATTAATTACCATTTTAAAATATCAATTACTTTGCCCTGCTCATAACTAAATCCTCTACTCTTTTGGTATGGGTCATGTCCATCGCCAATGTAAGTGAAGTTAGATTGTACCATACATGGTGCAAGGTGGTCAAGATATTTATAAACCCAACCGTTTAAACACTCTGCATATGTTTCAACTTCTTCATATGTACCATACACCTCATGTCTTTTTCCTTTCTCATCAATAACAATAGCAATCTCTATGTCGTTCATGCTACTTCCCTGTGCCACCAATTAGGCATTGCTCTACCTTTCTCCCACTTAGCGTAATGCTTTTCGTTGATACAGTAATCTCTGTACGCTTTGATAGGGTCATCATCTTTGTATTTATCTGGCATAGCTTGTGCGAGTGGTGTCATACCAATACGCTTGATATTGTTAGGCTGTTTAAACAATGCCCTTGCTAACTTGTCAACTGACTTGTGAGTCTTACCATATCTAAAAGTATATTCTTTACCTAAAGCTAAGAAGTGTTTGTATAGCCAAAAGTAATTCGCACTTGACTCTCTTGCCCAAACTGTACAAGGGTGATTCCAATATGCTCGTTTGT